TTAGGCCTCCGGTTCGCTGTGCGCGTCAGTACCTGCCGGCGGGGCGGCAGGGCGCGCCCCGACCGCCACGTCGGCCTCTTCGTAGCTGCCAAAGGCTTCATAGTCGCCGATGGCATAGCCTTCCTGACGCCAGTACTGGTTTTCAAAGCCCTTGGTGTCGTCGTTGTCGGCGGCCTTGCGCTTGCGGGTGTTGCGCTGGGTGTAGATGTGCAAGTTGGCCAGGGTGGTGACCCACATCCCGTTCGCTGGGAAATAGGGCGGGATATAGGCCGGGCGGCCGGCAATGGACTTGGCCAGCTGCTGGGCAGCGATCTGCTCGGTGGGCTTGGTGGCCTCGCTGTAGAGCTTGGCCTGGGCTGCGGCCACCAGGTCGGTACCGACCAGCACCACCAGACGGGGATCGGTGCGATAGAGCGGGTTGATGGTGGCGTTGATGAGGTCAGAGGCCATTTCATCCAGGGTCTTGAAGTCGCCATGGCCGTCCGGGTCGAAATAGATCTTGTCGCCGGCGGCGGCTTTCACCACCTGGCTGCCCTTGTTCCACTCACGCGCCAGCTGCTGCCAGCCCTTGTTAACGTCTTCACCCAGCGGGTATTTGACCGGATCGGAGTCATCGGCGATGTGGGTACCGTTAAAGCCCACCCGCAGCATGTCGAGGCCAAAGGTCTGGTTGGTGAAGTCGGACACCAGCTGCACGAACTGGCCTTCGTGGCCGGCGTTGGCCCAGGTGCACAGAGTGCTCCAGTCCAGGCGCACGCAGGAGTCGGTTTCGGTCAGGCTGTACTTGTTGCCGTCGACCCCAATCTTGCGACGAAAACGCCCTTCAACCTTGCGGCCGGTGTGCAGGGCACTGGCGCCGACCTGCACCACCTGGCCGGTCAGTTGATCCACGTCCAGACAGGTGATGAGTTTCAGAAACTCGGTGGACTCGAGGATGGCGCTGCGCAGCACGGTTTCCATAGGGGCGCTGACCGAGAACTGCTTGGCCAACGCGTTCTCGGGTACGTTGAAGGCCTTGGCCAGCAACGCGTTGTAGTGATTCAGGCACTTCTCAGCCTGCGGGGTTTTGGTTTGACTCACAGAGGGTTCCTCAGCAAACGGTCGGGTGGGTGTCGCTGCCGCCCAGGGCATCGGGGCGCTGGTCCGGAGCTTCTACCGAGAATTTTTCGATCTTGGCGTTGAGGCCGGTCAGCTGTTCGCCCAGGCCTTTGAGGGTCTGTTCGAAAGCTGAAAACTGCTCGGTGGTGACGGCAACCGGTGTGGGGTCGGTCACGGTGGCCGGCTCGGTGACGGCCGGTTGCTTGTCTGCCGTCAGCGCGTCGACTTTGGCGCCAAAGGTTTCAATCTGGGTGCCCAGCGCGGTGAACATCCCCGCCAGCTTGTTCATCTGTTCTTCGTTCATGTCGGTACTGTCCTCGGGTTGGGGGCGGGTCGGTGACTCAGTGGGGAGCGCTGCGTTCGGGGCGCCGTGACCGCCCAGGAAGTTGAACACTTTGTGCAGGAGTGAGACGCGGTCGGGGTGGTTGTGCTCGTCGGCAGGCAGCGAGAAGCCGGACAAGTCCAGCGGCTGGCTTGTCCCCACAGCCGGCAATGGGTGCTTGGCGGAAAACTTGAGCATGGTGGTGCCGGTGCTGGCGGGGATATCCGTCACGCCCACCGCAAACAGGTAGGTTTTGCCCTGGCCGGTGAAGTTATCCAGCGGCTCAATGGAGCAGAACTTGTACTGGCCGCGCTGGTTCTGATAGATGAGGTCGCGGGTCGGGCAGAGGATGGCGAACAGGGTGTGCTTGCCGTCCACCTTGTCAGCCTTAAGGGCCTGCACGTAGCCCAGGTTCTCGCCCCATTTCTCATGGTTTGGCCAGAGCTGTGCGCAGTAGAAGGTGGGATCGTAGGTGTCGGCCATGTCGGTGATCCACTTGGCCGAGATCTCGCGGCCATCCACGGACTGGCCCTCAGTGGCAATCACCACCCAGCCGGTGCGCAGTGATGAGTCTATCGGTGTTGGCACGGCGGCCCCCTTGTGTCGAATTGGCGTCAGGTTATCGGGGCAATGCCGGGGTAGCACTCAGATGCGTTCTGGCGATTTCGGATAGAGGGGGTTATCCGAAATCATCCGAATGAAGGCGGCGGGATGGGGGGAATTGGCTCAGTATCATGAGCCCCAGCTTTATGACTGGGGAGCCTCATGGCCTATACAGAAGAGGTACGACAAACCGCCAAGCGGCTTTATCTGCGCCACTGGAGCGCACGGGAGATCAAGGAAGAGCTCGGCCTTGGCAGCGTGCGCGTGGTGTACCTGTGGGCCGAGAAATACGGCTGGACGGAACTCCTTAGCGATGAGGCGTTGGAAGACGCGATCACCCGGCGCTATCAGGCGCTGGCCGCCAAGCCGAAGAAGAACCACGCCGACCTGGCCGAGATGGACAGGCTTATCAGTCACCACGTCGCCCTCAAGGCGGAGGCTGTCAAGCTGGCCGAGCGCGAGCAGGCCCTCAAGGCTCGTCGGCAGGCGACTCCGTCAGATGAGGCTGACGAGGTGGGCGAGCGTGAAGGGCGTCGCCAGCGCGGGGAGAGCAAGCCGAAGAAAGGCGGCAAGAAGACCAAAAACTGGGTCAATGACCTGGGCCCCGAAGACTTCGAGGGGTGGCTGGCCTCCCTGTTCCCGCACCAGCTGTACGTGCGGGAGGTCAAGAACGACCCGGCTATCCCGCGCACCCGCAATATCCTCAAGTCCCGGCAGATTGGCATGACCTACTATTTCGCCGGCGAAGCGTTGGAGGATGCCATCTTGACCGGTGGCAATCAGGTGTTCCTGTCCGCCACCCGGGCCCAGGCCGAGATCTTCCGCTCCTACATCATCAACATTGCCCGCAAGTTCCTGGGGGTGGAGCTCAGCGGCAACCCCATTGTCCTTTCCAACGGCGCGCAGCTGGTGTTCTGCTCGACCAGCGCCAACAGTGCCCAGGGTTACACCGGCAACTTCTACGCCGATGAATACTTCTGGATCAAGAACTTCAAGGCGGTCACCGATGTGGCCACCGGCATGGGCTCACAATCCCACTGGCGCAAGACCTTTTTCTCCACCCCATCCAGCAAGGCCCACGGGGGTTATAAGCTGTGGACCGGGGATGACTGGAAGGGCAAGGATCCGGCCCGCCAGGCCATCGAGTTCCCGACCGATGCCGAACTGCGCGACGGTGGCCGGGTGTGCCCTGATCGGGTGTGGCGCTACATCCTTACCCTGGAAGATGCCGTATCCAAGGGGTTCACGCTCATCGACATCGAGGCGCTGCGCGAAGAGACCGCCATCGAGGTGTTTGATCACCTCTACATGTGCTCCTTCGTTGATGATGAAGCCTCGGTGTTCAAGTTCCAGCACATGGAGCGGGCCCAGACCAGCATTAGCAACTGGAGCGACTACACCCGGGGACACCCCGAGCCATTTGGTAAGCGCGAGGTGTGGCTGGGCTATGACCCGAGTCGTACCCGCGATAATGCCACCCTGGTGGTGGTCGCCCCGCCGTTGTTCCCGGGCGAAAAGTTCCGGGTGCTGGAGAAGCATTTCTGGCGCGGGATGAACTTTCGCTACCAGGCGGACGAGATAGAGAAGATCGCCAAGAAGTTCCGGGTCACCTATCTGGGGATCGACGTCTCCGGGGTGGGCAGCGGGGTCTATGACCTGCTGCAGCCCGTGTTCAAGTCAACCATCACCCCCATTAACTACAACGTGGAGAGCAAGGCCCGGCTGGTACTCAAGATGGTGGATGTGGTCGAGTCAGACCGCATCGAGTGGGATCAGGAAGACATCGAGATCCCGCTGGCCTTCATGAGTATCAAGCGCAGCACTACCGGCGGCGGCCAGCTGACGTTTAGGGCCTCGCGCAGCAGTGAGACCGGACACGCTGATGTGTTCTTTGCCATTGCTCATGCGGTAGACAACGAACCGCTCGACACATCACGCCGCCGTAAATCCACCTGGGCCATCAGTAAACGAGGAAAACATGAGCCGCAAACAGCGCTTTCACCCGCGGGCCGAGCGGCCCACTCCCAATGCCGTCAGCAACCGGCCCACGGTCAGCTTTTCCATTGCCGAACCCATCGACCCTACAGCCTGGATGACCGATTACACGGACGTGTTCTACAGCCCCTGGGGCGAGTATTACATGCCGCCAATCGACAGGCAGGGGTTGGCCAAGGTCGCTCGCGCCAATGCGCACCATGGGGCCATCCTGATGGCGCGGCGCAACATGGTATCGGGCCGGTTTATCAGCAGCGAGGGCGTGCCCAGGGAGGTGATCACCGCCTTTGTGCATAACCTGCTCCAGTTCGGGGATGCCGCCTTGCTGAAATTGCGCAACGGGTTTGGCCAGGTGGTGGGGCTCTATCCCCTGTCGAGCCTGTATCTGCGCCGCTGTCAGGATGGCAATTTCCTGATGTTGCAGCGGGACGGCAGTTACAAACACTACCGAGCCGAGGACATCATCTGGCTGGCCCAATATGACCCGGTGCAACAGGTTTATGGTCAGCCTGACTACTTGGGTGGCTTGCAGTCTGCCCTGCTCAACCAGGATGCAACCATGTTTCGGCGTAAATACTTCCTCAACGGGGCGCACATGGGGTTCATCTTCTACGCCACTGACCCGAACATGGACGATGACCAGGAAGCGGAAATGAAGGAGATGATCGCGAGCTCCAAGGGGGTTGGGAACTTCCGTTCGATGTTCGTCAATATCCCGGGCGGCAAGCCCGATGGCATCAAGCTGATCCCGGTGGGGGACATCGCGACCAAGGACGAGTTTGCGGCCATCAAAGCGATCACCGCCCAGGATGTGCTTACCGCACACCGGTTCCCCGCCGCACTCGCCGGCATCATCCCGGCCAACGGCAGCGGGGGCCTCGGAAACCCAGAGCAGTACGACCGGACTTATGCCCGCAATGAGACGATCCCGATGTGTGAGCTTATCCAGGATGCAATCAATGGGGCCAACCTTCCGCGCCGGCTGCAGGTGGATTTCAATCGGTCTTTGGAGGCTAGCGCTACTGTATAGAGATCCAGCGTTAGGATATAATCGGACGGTTTTTCATCGACGGTATCAGGGGGGATTTATGCGGGTATTTTGTCGGGAATGTGGGGAGCTGGGGCGCATCACCAAGACGCACCGCCTGAGCCGCGACACCGCCGATCTGTACTGCCAGTGCACGGATGCGGAATGCGGACACAGCTGGGTGTCGCAGATGTCATACAGCCATCCTCTGAGCCCATCTGGGCGCACGACCAGCCAACTGGCCTTGAGCCTTATAAACTCGCTTAGCCAAGAGGGACGGCAGGCCCTGCAGCGGGAACTCAACCTGGGATAATGAAAAAGGGGCGCATGATGCGCCCCTTCGTATATATCATCCGATCAACTTCAAGTCCGCTTTGCGGCGTTCTTTAAGAGAATCATAGAAGTTCTCATGGGGACCGACGCTCAGTAGGTAGAGCTGCAGCTCCGCGTCTTTCCAAGAGTAGCCAAGCAGTACGAGTTGTCCCTTGAGCTTGAATTTGTGCACCCGCAGGTACGATAAATCCCCCTTCTTTTGTTCGCCGATCTCGGGGTCGTCAATGACCCGCTCGATTTCGTCTTCCACTACTTTCAGGTCTTTCGCAGGAAGCTTTTTGAGTTGCTTGGTGAACAGGCTTGACTCAAAAACCTCAATCTCGTTTTGTTCTTCTGACATAGCGGGTTACTTGCCCTTCTTTGACTTGTTCTGCTGCGAGCATCACATCTTTGATGAAGCTGAAAGGCAGGTCCGGGTTGTCTTCGACCATGCGACCAATCTTGGACCAGTACTCAATTTGCTTCGGCAAGGAACGATGGGCGGCAGACGCGTGGATCTTCACATCGGCGATGAAGTCATCGTCTAAGCGTACTGTTTGTGCCATATCTATTGCCTGTTTTGTTTGGGCTGGAGTGGACTATGAGTATATGTCACACGCCAATAAATGCAACAAATTGTTGCATTTCGCTACCTGCCAGAGCTGCCGCGCTTCGCTTGCCGGCCACAAAAAACGGTGTGACAGACTGCGCTAGTCACGCCGTTTTTTGCAGCTGTTATCTATCAACTAATCGTCTTGGTTACTTGAGCTCCGGTGTTTTGCATCTGCATTGCGTCCCTGATGCAGTCATGGAGCGAGTTGTGGGAAACGAACCAATCCGGAGCCTGCCAGTTTTCCAGGTATCCCTTGGTACCACCTGACAGCGCATCGATGTAGGTCCGCACATCGCGCACCTGGTTAAAGCGCCAGGGTACCGGCAAGCCGAAGTCCTCAAACAGGCTTGCCAAGATAGGGGGATCAAAGTCGGTACCGCGGGCGAACATCTGCGCGCCCTGGACAAAGCCTGAAAACAGGGCAAGCGCCTCGCGGGTCGATACTGAGTGGCCGTTGATGATGCTGGCCCTGGCCGCGTCGCCTCTGCCGTTCCACCACTTCACTGTCCCCGGATCCACAGTTCGGCCAGCCAGGAGCTGCTCGGTGACATTTAGTTTGAGGTGCAGCGTCGTCTCTCCATCCATGAATGGCTCACCGTTATCAAACGAGAGACCGAGCTCGGCCGCATACCTGTTAAAGCGGACGGCGGACAGGGTGAGCACCAGCGCTCGCTTGTCTGTGGCCAGTGTTTCGGTGTCCACTACGACGGTGTCGCCGCCACGTTGTTGATTACTCATGCTGCAACCCCCCGCTTTCTCATCGTGGGGTCGCAGTGCTGCTGGCGCGCCAGCGCCCACGCCCTGTTTTCCTCTTTAACCGCCTCCGCGGCTGCATGCCCCCACAGCTTTCCGGCGGCATCCAGAACCCCCTCGGCCTCCAGCTTGGCGGCTTTAATGGCGATAGGCATGTAACGGCTACGACGCCGACAGCCCTTCATCATCACTTCGTTGGTACCAGCTTCATCAGTCATGTCATTTACTTCCTGGTTGTTGTTAGTCAAAGCCCCGACGCTTGCGTGCGGCGGCGATCTCTTCTTTATGGCGTTCGTTGCTCTCTTTCATAGCCTGCAGACGGGCTTTTGCTCCCGCTGCATGCAGTGGCTCCTCGGCAGGCCCTGCCCGGTCACGCAGCCGCTCAAGCTGGAGGCGAGCCACCTCGGCATCCCCATCCCCCAGGGCATCAAGCAGCGTCAGCGAGTCATCGGTGCCGGCGGCCGTCATCGATGCCAGCCATGCTCGCGGGTCTCCTGATTCGAGCAGTAGCCCGCGCACTTCATCGAGCGCAGCACTGCGGCGCTCCTCTCGCCGCCTGGCTTCCATCTCCAAATGGAATGCGCTCGGCTCATCCAGTGATGCGTATGGGTGCTTTTCTGACACCTTCAGGTCACCATTTCGAACGCATATGAACCTGTCTCCGGCTTTCACAATCAGGCCACGCTGGATCATTGCCACGTCTTCCCCGTTTAGCCCCAAATGGAATAGATTCATCCCGCTAAATGGATCCTTCTTAGATCCTCCGAGATCGTCCCGTACAGTTGTTGCCAGAGCTCCAAGGGGGTAAAGATGCTCGCTTCGCTCGAAACCCTTTAACTCGCTGCGCTCGCCCACACCCCAAAACCCGCCGTCCTTGGCTCCAGTGGTAGCCTGTGACCCGCATTTGCGCAGCTCCCACTCCCCGGAGCGTGTCTGCTGGATGTGGCCGTCAGCGGCGCGCACGCCCACGAGCTTGGTGGTCGGCTCGCCGTACTGATTTGGCTTGGCAAAGGCTGTGCGGTGGATACTCAAAGGGCGTTCATCACGACGGCAGCAGGGGCCGCCCATGGCCTGGGTGAAGTTCTTCCAGTCCACGGCATCGGCATAGCGCCGGCACTCTTCCATGATGGGGCTGGCCAAGGGGGCCACGACGATCCCTTTTGCCTCCTGCAGGCGACCCGGTAACTTGCGCAGCTCCCGCCAGATCCCGACCGGTGGGCCTTTCAAAGGTTGGAACTGGCGCAGGCCCCAGAGGGAGGCCCAGGCTCTTACTCGGCGGGCTCCCTCTGTTGCCGCTGTCTCTGCTTCCAGATCACCTTGGTCGCCGACGCGGTGGCCGTCGATGTTCTTGGCGATGTACTTGACGATGTAGCCGACTGCGCCGCCTTTCTCTTTGTCCATCTCCTTCCAGTTAAAACGGGGGTTGATGTCGCTATAGGGGCACTTGCTCTCTGGGTGGCGCTTGCGCTCCAGATCGCCTTTGTCATGGCTCAGGGCATAGCGCTGCAGGATGCCGATCAGGCGGTGCTTGTGCTCTGGTTTGACCCAGATCAACAGGTGCCAGTGGGGCGTACCGTCGTGATGCGGCTCGACTACCCGAAAGCCGAAATAGTTGATGGGGTCATCATAGGGGCGCGGGGTGTTGGCGAGGTGCTGCCGGAATGTGTCCCAGCCCCCGCCAAGGTGCCAGCGAGCGGGGCCGTCGATGTGCGGCTGGATTGCGCGAAAACTTCTGCAGCGAAGCGGCTTGCAGGGTACTGGCAACCCTGGCGCCATGGATATGTTGCGGTCCAATGCCGATCGGCAGCGCTCCCACAGCTTGGCGATGTAGCGCTGTGAATCGGTGGGGGATGAACCGTCGTACTTGGGGTTTTCTTCTGTGGAGTCGGCCTTGCCTGGCTGGGAAGCCTTCACCGTTTTCCATGGGTGAAAGCGGCTCGGTGCTGTCCATGTGAAGAAGATACCCACATAGCCCATTTCGTCGGCTATGTCAGAAAATCCCCGAGCGCGCACCACAAGTTCGTGGCGGCGGTTTGTGGGGTTGGCGATGGATGCTTGGACAGCCTCCTCCAGGCTGATGACGATATCTTCCTGGGCGTTATAGGCTTCCATGTCCTTGAGCCAGGCGGCTGCCATTCGCTGGCGTTCGACAAAGGCCTGCAGCCCCTGACTGGAGACGTAGGCAGAGACGCCCTTGCGTACTTTGCCGAGCAGGATGGCGCAGTGTTCGTTGTACTGATCCCAGATCTTGCGCAGGCGTCTTTCCCACCACTTGGGGTCAAGCCAGCGGACAATACGGGAGATAATGAAACTGTCGCGCCCCTCGGTGGTTCTAAACTTTGGCAGGCGGGGCAGCATGCCCCATGCGTCGACTGGCTGTCCGCACATATTCCACAGGTGGATCGGCGGCACCTGCTGCTTGCCTGAATCGGTGGCAGCATCACGCAGCCGGACAACGCGCTCGACGTAGTTGACGGCTAGGCGCTCGCGGCTCTCCTTGGTGCGCAGCTGCTCGAGGGGCTCGGGGATAATGTTCTGCACCTGGCGCAGGGTGTTGATGCGGCTCGAGAGCCAGCGGTTGGCATCCTTGGTGATGGCAATCCCCTTGAGCACGTCAGGGGCGCGGCGGCGGCAATAGCCCACGAACAGCTCAGCACAGAGGTCTTTTGGCAACTCCACCCCTGGCCCACCGTTGGCTCGGGGAATGGGGCGAGCGAGCAAGTCTAGCGCCCAGTCCAGGGCATAGGCCCCGTGGATCCCGGCGAAGTAGGAGCGGATGGCTGCAATCTGGCTATCGAGATCCAGCGCAGATGGCGCTCGGCGAGCCGGCGGCAGGCGTGAATCAGCCAAAGAGCACAGCGCCACGCGGCGCGTGTTCATGATGCTCTTTGCCATGGTTTTGACAGATGCAGCCAGCTTCCAGGCAGAAGGCTGCCTGGGCTGGACGGGTTTTGCATCAAATAGCGAGGCGTGGTGGTGCAGGTGCATCAGAACGGCAGGGGCTCTTCGCAACGCAGGTTGGCGAGCTGGAACTCTGGGCGGCGGACGTTGCTAACAGAGACCCGGTAAAGGTGTCGATACAGGCTGCAGCGCTGCCTCAGAAGGACGCAAGCGTAGTCCCGACGATGGCAACTTGCGAGTGCAGCTCTCAGCTGTTGGCGGCATTGGTTCAGTGCGGCCAGGTCTATTTGTGCCGTCGCATTCCAAGCCGCAATTTCAGCGACAAGCTGTGCCTCACGTTCAGCAAAATCGGGGGTGTTTTTCATTTAGGTGGCCTTCCTGCTTGCCAGCATCTGGGGGATGCCAGTGATGTCGAGCAACTGCCGGCACTGGATGCGGTACCCCTCGATCACGTTGGTGGCATGGTTGCGGGTGTTTCTGGCACGGCGGCAGCGCTTTAGCAGATCTGGCAAATCGACCTCTGGATACCCGATGGAGTAGCGGTTACGGCGCAGGGATAGCAGCTCGTTCTGGAGCGTTCTCAGGCGGATATCGTCAGACCGCATGATTTCGCACCAGTAATCTAACCGTCGCTGTTGTTGCAGTAGCTCGGCCATGGCGATGATCTGCTTATTGCTCATTGGATCACCTCGCCCAAGCCATGCAGGGGAGCGCACTCTTCCCACCATTCCCGGATCTCAGCAGCCAGCACGACATCGTTTTGTCCCAACGCAGCCCAGTAGATGGCACGAATTGAGCCAAGGTGTAGGTACCTGGCTTCGACAGTCCCATAGGCGGCGGAGAAAGCGCTGATGCAGCTAGCCCGATACTCCTGCCAATGCAGCCACAGCCCGCTTCTCGGCTGGCCTGGCTCTGTGGTACCTGACTCGTCATCGTCACCACTGTCATCATCGAGCAGCGCATCTGGGCGACTGGTAACAACCAGCTGGATCTGGATGTGTTGCGGGCCAGACTGGACGCATCCCATGCATACGCGGTTGTCATCAGCGCGGGCGGCGAACATGTCGGCCAGCATCCCCTCTACCAGCTTGGGGGCTTGGGCGGCTATCTTGATTGCGTCGCTCATGCTGCACCGCCTGACATATCGGATGGCTGACGGCGCATCTTGCGCTCAAGAGCACGTTTTGCTTGCTTGGCCCCGAAGTGCCACACCAAGTGACCGAAAATGCCAAGCTCCCATGGCTTATCTCTCACCCCGCAAAAGAACCCACCATTGGCCAACCAAAGCTCTACATTGTCGCGCTCTGCTGTGTAGCACCTGAATTCAGGCGTGAAGTCATACAAATAGTGCCCCTTGAACTCCCATTCGCCCCGCTTCATCTGCTCGATGATGGCCATGGCGTTGCGGTACTGCTGGCGCAGGTCTTTGATCATGAGGACCTCCCTTCCAGGCTGACAGGCATAGTGGCAAGTAGGGCGTGGATCGCATTGATAGTCGTAGCCCTGTCGCTATCAGGGACAGGAAGAGTCCGAATGGCTGCTTCCATATGGCGCAGCTCCGCTTCTGTTTCAACACCGATAATGCCGATCAGTGCAGAGCGCAGAATGGCTACATTCTTAATTGCATCGCTCATCAAGTGTTTCCTCGCAGTGGTTATCGATGAGCCCCCACGCATAGGGGCTCAGCGATAAGGCCGGCGAACCGGCCAAGTGGTGGTTACTCGACGTTGATGAGCGGGGATCTCTGGGTACCGGTCATCAGCCAGAATGCGTGTTCGTTGAGCTCGTTGTGGTTGGCGATTGCCAGAAAGAAACCGCCACCGATCTCGCGATAGCCGAGCTCGTAGTTTTTGAGAGTGGTCGGCGGCATATCGAGCAGCGCAGCAAACTTGGGTCTGCTCAGTTTCAAGTGCTTCTTGCGCAAGAGGTGCAGGCGCTTTCTGGCTTCGTAATTGAGCGGGGATTCGTTGATCTGCATTGGCATGGTCATGACTGATTACTCCGGCGGTTAGCGATAGCGTTAAGGTGGCAATTCAGATCCAGCCAGCGAACAGCTGCGCGCTCTGATTTGCGGATCAGATTGGTGTTTGTGCTGGTTGCCTTGGAAGGCGCAGACAACTGCGCAGACAAGCGCAGTGCCGAGAAGGTGTTGCGCACGCCGTGACTGGCAGTTCGGGTGTTGATGAGGTAAAGCGCCATCACGCCACCCCCTCGATAACTTTCACGCCACCGCTGGCCATAGGCTCGATGCGGGCATAGCCACGCTGACCACGCATCCAGCTTTGTCCGATACAGAAGTAACCCTGCTGTTGCAGGTACTTGTGAGCATCCTTGTGGCTGGGGAGAGTGCGGCGGGTGATAACAGCTGCATCGGCCATCAGCGGCCTCCTTGATTTGCGGGTGAAGGCACCATGTCGCTGACGCGGCGAATAAGTTCGGCCCTGGCTGCCGGTGAAAGGCGTCTGCCATAAGTCCAGGAGAGCTTGCACTGAAGCAGCTCAAGATTGCGCTGGGCGCTGGTCGTTGGTAGTATTTGCATGTCAGTTACTCCGTAGTGGTTGCGATTGATAGAAACCCAGTTAGGCGTTTGCGGCGCCAGTGACCTGGGTTTTTTCTTGTCCGCTATTCGCTGATAGCGCTTCTTTCAAGGCCTTCCTTTTCCGTGCCAGCTCGTCAACTGGTTCCGCCTCTCCCCCTTTTGCTTTTTCTTCTGGCGGCATCCGTGCATCACGCCAATCTTTTGACCCCATGCGACCAAGGAACTTGTCGTGATAGTCCAGGCGAGCGGCGGCCAGACGCAGCGATTCACGATCACCCCTCCCCGCAGGGAATTCAGGCTTTGCCAGTGAAATTGGCAATTGCGCTGTGAAGCAAATTGCCTCGCGCTGGCACTGCTCAAGATCGGCCCAACATCTCGGGACCATTGTTCTTTCGTGCTCGAAGAGGGCGTGGATTTCAGAGAGCGCCTTTTTTGCTGCTTCTGTCATTGGAGCCACCCTAATGATTCGCCGTAATCGACCATGCCCATGTAGCGCTTGGCGTTGTGCTTGGCCTCGAGGTAAAGCGCCCACAGGTTTATCTCTCTCCGGCCGCCCTTCTTGCGCTGAATGATCGGATACTCCCCACGATTAACCCTCGAGCGCATGGTTGTAAGCTTCACGCCTTGGCGCTCGGCGAACTGCCTAACGGTTTCGGAGATCCTTCCGCCGAACGGATAGTCGGCTGGGAGCTCACTCAAATCATGTGGTGGTCTGGCATCAGACCAGCGATACCTAGCGGTGCCGCACCCTTTGGGTGCTCTCCCTCGTTCTTGGCTTGATGCACCCGCGATTCGCTTACTCATGCCGCCCTACCTGCTCCGGTTGCTGCTTACCCTCTTTCTGATTTCCACCTGTCATTTCTTTCAGCTGAAAGGCCCGCAGTGGCGGAACATCCTCCCCCCATTGGCTAATGGCCTGAGTCGAGCACCCCAGTGCAGCGGCCAACGCCCTGACGCTGCCAAAACGATCTATCGCATCTTGTTTTTTCATCACACCTCCAGGTGAAAGTTTATCTTTCTTTTTTGTGGAAGTTACACACGAACAGCCGACTTTGCAAGCGAACTTTCAATTTAATAAAGTTAATCTTTCCGCCTTTCCAAGGAAACTTTCACCGTAAGGGCGGTAAAATGGTTTTTATGAAAGTTAGCGACCGCATAAAGTCAGCCAGAAAAAAAACGGGACTGAGCCAAGATGAGCTCAGCGTTTTTGTTGGAGTATCCCGGGCCGCCATCAGCCAGTGGGAGCGAGGAGAGACAACGCCTAGAGGAAAATACTTGGGTGACTTAGCTACGGCACTCGGCGTTACAGTCGAGTGGCTGCTAACTGGCAGCCCCAGCCAGCCAGTCGAAGTCGGCAGCAAGACTGCGTTTAGCAATACGGAGCCCGCCGTCATCCCTAGCGGGCGGCGGATCCCGATCCTCAGCTATGTTCAGGCCGGCCACTGGCGTGATATGTGCGACCAGGCATTTGGCGTTGATGGCAACACAGAGTTTGTGCTGGCAGGTATCGATGTCGGCGAGCATGCCTTTGGCTTGTGGCTCAGGGGTAACTCAATGGCACCGATCTTCAATGAGGGCGATCTGGTCATCATCGACCCTGATGAATCGCCACGCCCAGGTGATTACGTGATCGCCAAGAACGGCAGTGAAGAGGCCACCTTCAAGAAATATCGGCCACGCGGGATAGGCTTAGACGGTAAAGAAGTTTTCGAATTGGTGCCGCTCAATGAGGATTACCCCACGCTCTACTCAGATCGGCAGCACATCGAGATCATTGGCGTTGCCATTGAACATCGACGCTTCACACTCCGACAGCGTTAACTCCGGCGTATCTCAGGCGAGCACCTCCACTGGCCAATGAGTTCATATTGCGCGGCAAATGGTTGCCGTGCTTTCACCACAGGAGAGTTCATGAGCAATAGTCACGATGTTTTGGAGCGGGCGATCGCCAAGCTAAGCATCCTCGTCAATGTTTCGACAGGTCTTGCACATCCGATGGATGACTCGCGCGCTAAGGAGCTGTTCAAAGCCTTACGTGCCAACGGGGTTTCTTGCAGCCACGGTGATGTGTATCGCATCGCCGTGGCTAATGGCTGGAGTGATCGGCATGCGACTGCGCTAGCCAAACTTGCTGACAAAATTGATGGCGGTGGGCGTGTTCAGATCTCCCACAAGAGCGGGTGGGGAGAGAAGGTAGTCAGCGAGCTTATGGCTTGATCTCCAGCTCATTCAACCATTGCTCAACAAACAGAAACAGGTCGTGGCGAAGCGCTTCAACACCACCATTATCCTGTGCAAACGTTGGGTTCAATGTTGCCACCCGGTAGTCGTTGGCTGCTAGCGCAATGCGCTTTAGGTCATCGCTGTCTGGTATGTGATTGCAATTGCAGGCACTCAACACCGTGCCCCGATGGGTTTTGTATGTACTCATTGCACTTCCTTAATGTTTTGCCGTGAGCGCCCATCATACCGTCTCGCCAGCCTTGATCGGCATATCATCTTGGCTGGCTTATCTCTCTTTCAGTCCGATCTAGCCTAAGCTGCGCACTTCTCTATGAGCATTAAATCCACTGCTGACGGGTACCTTGTCGATATTCGCCCCCAAGGTCGTGACGGAAAGCGGATCCGCAAGCGATTCAAAACCAAGTCCGAGGCTCAACAGTACGAGCGCTGGGTTCTTGCTACCCAGCATGATAAGGAGTGGCTTGGCCGTCCAGCTGATACACGACCGCTCTCCGAGCTGATCGAGCTGTGGTGGCGCCTCCATGGTCAGACATTGAAGGATGGTGAAAACACCCGCCGCAAGCTGCACAACATCGATGCCAGATTGAAGCACCCTCAGGCGCGTCACGTGACCAAGGCCAAGTTCGCCGAGTACCGCGCCGCACGGCTGGAGTCAGGGCGGCAGCCGAAGACGGTGAACCGAGATCAGGAGATGCTGGCTGGGGTCTTTTCCACGCTGATTGAGCTTGGCCACTATCATCACGAGCACCCGCTCAAGGAGATGAAAAAGGTACGGTTGGTAGCTCATGAGATGGGCTTTCTCACGCGTGCTGAGGTGCCTGAATTACTTGCGTTGCTGAGCGATGACAACCTTGGAGTGGTCAAGGTTTGCCTGGCGACTGGGGCTCGCTGGCGGGAGGCCGCTGAGCTGCGCCGTGAGGATGTTGTGTCCGGTCGGGTTACGTTCGTCAATACCAAGAACGGTAAGAACAGGACGGTACCCATTTCGCACTCGCTTTATAAAGAGATCACTAGTGGCATCAGCCGCGGCCCTCTTTTCAAGGCTCCGGATTATTTGGTTGTTCGTAGTGCCATCAAGTCGGTGGCGCCAGATTTACCGGCAGGTCAGGCAGTGCATGTGCTACGCCACACATTTGCCAGCCACTTTATGATGTCCGGTGGAAATATTCTGGCGCTGCAGAAGATCCTCGGCCATCACTCAATACAGCAGACAATGACCTATGCCCACTTCGCCCCCGACTACCTGAGCGATGCAGTGCGGTTCAATCCTCTGGAAAACTGA